TCTGAAATCTGGCAGACCCCCTCAGGAATGAGCACAGGATGCGCTTATAGGAGACGCGATAGCAAGTGCCATGCCAACCTGAAAAAGATAGTCCAAAAAAGGCCAAAATCGCGCCTAGGCAATTCCGAATGGTCTAGTCCCTGTCAGACCCTAGAATCCACGGAATCGCCTCTGAGCGCCTCTGAGAAGCATCGACCCTTTGTCAAGCGTAAAATGCATAGGCGTGACGTTTTTCCTGAGACCCCCCCTAATGGGTGGTAACACGTGTGACCATTAGAGGTCTGTGTGGTGGTGGTGACCCAGGCCCACCCAGGCAGGGCCAGCCACCCCCGACCTTCGACGGGGGGCAGACGAACGGTCACACAAGCGACCATTTGCGCCCTG